TTAACCAATTTGCCAGTTTGGTTGATGTATTTAAATATTCAGGACGATTAACATCACCAGTGGCAGATCCAGCTGATTCTAAATTTATGAAGGCAGCTTGGTTTTATGCGCCTCCCAGTAAGTTTACACAAGCAAGGACTGATCCCGAAGATACAATTTATGCAAATGACTTTAATGAAATTGCAGACAATAATTTAATCCCACTGCACGATTGGATACCTGGGTGGATTGATACACGGTATGGAGTGGGGGATTGGAGACATACTTATAAACCATACGATGGAGTTTGGTCAACTGAACCAGGAAAGAAACTTGAAAAGTTGTTGTTGAATTGCCGTAGTCAATGCTGGGATTGCCATGAATGTGAAAGAACATTTGGTATGGCGGATGTGGATTCTGCATTGCAAATGAGGAAAAATTATGTTGAACTCCGACGTTAAACTTATTGATAATGTAATTTCTAAATCGTATGCAGATGCGATTGAAGATGATATAATGCAGTCCAAGTTTCCATTTTATTATATCAATGATGTAACCAACGCAAACTACGGTGACAATTCAGGATGGACTCATTTACCATTTAATTTGGGCACCGACCCCACACCATGGTTTGCATTTATGAAGCCATTGGCACTTATAATAGCCGATGCGATTGAACTGCCAATATCCCAATTGCTACGTATACGAATAGGCTTGCTAACACCGGGTAATACCAATGATTTTAATACTCCACACATAGATTTTGCTACTCCACATCATACTGTTTGCTATTATGTCAATGATTCAGATGGTGATACAGTAGTATTTGATCAGACTATGCATGGTGAGCCAACTGATCAGTTTACAGAAAAAGCAATATTTGAACATGTAACGAAAACCAATTTCACTATTGCAGCCAGAGCAACCCCCAAGAAGGGTAGTATATGTTCGTTTGACGGAATGCGATTTCATGCAAGCAGTAACCCAAAAATTTCTAAAAGGCGTGTAGTTATCACGATAAATTATGTACCATAATGTTAAATCTATATTAATAGTAGGTGGTGGCACCAGCGGCTGGATGACCGCGGCCGCAATAGCAAAGCGTTTACCGCACATAAAACTTTCCCTGGTGGAAAGTCCAGACGTTCCTGTGATTGGGGTGGGAGAAAGTACTCTGGGTCATATTAACCAATATTTCCATTTGTTGGGGTTAACTGATGAAGAATGGATGCCGCATTGTAATGCCACTTATAAAACCAGTATCAAGTTTATAGATTTTAGAGAAAATCCCACGGAGGTTCCGCACAAGTTTCATTACCCGTTTGGGAAATATAATATAATTGATAAACCACGAGAAATTATGGATTGGTTTTTATATAAAGCCAAACATCCAGAATTAGATCCATACAATTTTGCTGAATTCTTTCATGATTCAATCTTAATGACAGATCGCAATAAGTTAACTAGAAATACTGATGATAAAATTCGCGGATTTAATTTTGCATCTGATACAGCATATCATTTTGAAGCATCATTGTTTGGTGTATATTTGCGTGATCACATTTGTTTACCATCTGGCATGACTCATGTATTGGATCATGTTGTGGACATTGCTCAAAATCAAGATGGCAGTATCAAAGAAATAAACACCAAGAACAATGGTGCATTAACCGCAGATTTATATATTGATTGTACTGGGTTTAAATCCATGTTGTTGGAACAAAAATTAGGTGTGGAGTTTGTACCGTTTAATGAAACGTTACTAAATGATCGTGCAGTAGCCACCGTAATTCCATATATTGACAAAACAACAGAAATGGAAAACTATACCAGTTGTACAGCTATTGAATGTGGCTGGGTGTGGAATATACCGTTATGGCATCGTATTGGTACAGGGTATGTGTATAGTAGTCAATTTGCTACCGAGGAACAAGCAGAGGAACAATTTAGAAAACATTTGGCCAGTAACCGAATGATTTTTCCCGACGCAGAGCGAGCCAAAAATGCAGAATTTAGACATATAAAGATCAAGCATGGAGTACATAAACGTGCTTGGGAAAAGAATGTTGTGGCAGTGGGATTGTCTAATGGCTTTATTGAACCATTGGAGAGTACTGGGTTAATGTTGACGCATGAATGCATCATTAAAATTGTTGCCATGCTAACCATGCGTAATGGGTTTGTGAATCAACATGAAGTAGATATGTTTAACCATGCATTTTTTGAACAAACAATTGGTATGAAAGAATTTGTTTCAGAACATTATGCGTTAAGTGGTCGGCATGATACTCCATACTGGAAAAAAGTTACTGGGGATATAACATACAGTCCGTCAATGCGAGATTTTACACCAGAATTGTACAACCAATATAATTCAATGGCACAAAGTATGCACCGTTCCAGATCATTTACTATTGGTACTGCCGGTATTACATATATTGCTGCCGGTATGGGGTTCAATCCCATGGATGCTATTAATAAAAAGTTTAAAGATGCTGGATATGGTGAGATTGACGGATATGAGGAAGCAGTTTATACCAATTGGGTTCAGCATCGTGATGAAGTATTAAAGGTGATAGATACTTTGCCCACACATTATGAATTTCTTAAAAACAATATTCACAAGAATCGTTGACTTGCAAGTTAACGAAATGTTACACTGTCAAGATGCAGAATCTTATTCAACAGGTGTTGTTATCACATCTGCCGTCAAAACGTAAACAAACTGCCAGCGGCTGGGTCAGCTTCAATGCAGTATGTTGCACACATCGTGGTGAATCAATTGACAAACGGCAACGCGGTGGTGCAATAGCCACTGCACGTGGTGGCATTACCTATCATTGTTTTAATTGTCATTTCAAAGCTGGGTGGCAACCTGGTTGGGTGTTGAGTCCAAACTTTAAAGAGTTGTTAACTTGGCTTAACGTATCAACTGAAAATATCAATGAGTTAAGATTAGAAACGATTCGGCTAAAGCAAGGGTTGCCATCAGAATATAAAAGACATGTAGAGTTACCAAAGTTTGAAACTCGTACCCTACCAGAGCAAACACGTACATTTGAAGAAATGGTAGTATGGCACGAACTGGCTGGAACTATACCACATGATTTTTTCCAAGTGGCTGATTATGTGCTAGAACGCAAGATTGATCCTGTTGCGTATGGATTATCTTGGAGTGATGCAGACTCGTTTGCACGTAGAGTAATTGTTCCAATGATATATCAAAATGTCACTGTGGGTTATACTGCCAGAAGCATAGATCGCAAGGACAAACTCAAATACTTCAGCAGTCAACCTGCCAATTTTGTGTTTAATATGGATAGGCAGGGACATGATAGAGTATTTGCAATTTTATGTGAAGGTCCATTTGATGCAATGAGTGTTGATGGTATATCTATCATGGGTAGTAACCTTAGTGAAGGTCAGGCACGACTAATTAATACATTACAACGACAAATTATTGTTGTACCTGACAATGACAAAGCCGGGGTGGCATTGGTGGATGCGGCCCTGGAACAACAATGGTCAGTTAGTTTTCCTGATTGGTGGGAAACTTGTAAAGATGTCAATGAAGCAACAATAAAATATGGTAAATTATTCGCATTTAAAAATATCTTGGACCGTACAGAAACAAATCCGGTCAAGATTGAATTGATGAGAAAAAAGTACTTTAAAACTTAGGGGATACATATACACATGGCTAGTGATTTTAATGTAGATGTTCAAAAGTTATTCTTGGGAATAATGTTAAGTGATGCTGAGAGTTTTGTCAGAGTGCAAAACATCTACAATGCAGATAACTTTGACAAGAGCATCAAAGCGGCCGCCAAATTTATTAAAGAATATTCAGATAATCATAAAATATTACCAGATGTTAAAACTATCCAGGCAGTTACTCGTGTTCAGTTAGATGTTATTACCGAGATTAACGAAGGGCATACTGCTTGGTTTTTGACGGAGTTTGAAAACTTTACACGACGTAAAGAATTGGAACGAGCCATTCTTAAAAGTGCAGACTTGCTGGAGAAAGGTGATTATGATCCAGTAGAGAAACTTATCAAAGACGCGGTACATATCAGTTTAACCAGAGACATGGGTACAGATTATTTTGCTGATCCACGTGCCAGACTTATGGCATTAAAGAATAGCAATGGACAAGTCAGCACAGGTTGGTTGGATTTAGATAGGAAACTATTTGGTGGATTTAACCGAGGTGAGTTGAATATATTTGCTGGTGGTTCGGGTAGTGGTAAGAGTTTGTTTATGCAAAACCTAGCCATCAACTGGGCAACGCAGGGATTGAGTGGTGTATATATTACACTAGAGCTCAGTGAAGGGTTAACTGCTATGCGTATAGATAGTATGTTGACCAGTATCCCCAGTAAAGAGATTTTTAGAGATCTAGATACGGTGGAAATGAAGATCAAGATCATGGGCAAGAAAGCTGGCGAGTTGCGTATTAAGTATTTGCCAGCACAAAGTAATATCAACCATGTGCGAGCTTATATCAAAGAAGTACAAATACAAACTGGTATGAAGGTAGACTTCATATTGGTAGATTATTTGGACTTGGTGATGCCGGTCAGTGCCAAGGTTAGTCCCAATGATTTGTTTGTTAAAGACAAGTATGTCAGTGAAGAATTACGTAACTTTGCCAAAGAACAAAATGTATTATTTGTAACAGCATCGCAATTGAATCGTGGTGCGGTAGAAGAAGTAGAGTTTGACCACAGCCATATAGCTGGGGGATTAAGCAAGATTAATACAGCAGATAACGTGTTGGGAATTTACACCAGTCGCTCAATGAAAGAGCGTGGTCGTTATCAATTGCAGTTAATGAAGACACGTAGTAGCAGTGGGGTAGGAACCAAGATAGATTTGGAATATGATGTCAATACTCTGCGTATCAGAGATGCAGAGGGAGTTGATGATGACGAAACCCCAGCGGCAACCAACAGCAATATTATGAATCGTATAAAAGCCAATTCAGTGGTGACCAGTTCTGTTGTGACTGACTCAGATAACAGCAAGGTCACAAGTGAAATACAGCGTGACAAGATTAAAGATATGCTGAGTGGATTGCGTACAGTTAAGTAATTATGTATAAATATTCGTATATATTGGAGAGACGGGTTGCTAAGAAAAACAAAAAGTCTACTATCTGAATTAGACTCACATTTAATAGAACGTGAACCACACAACTTTGTGGAATCACGGGCTAATAATATTATTCAGGGGGCAATTCACCTGCTACAATACATCAAAGAAAACTTTGATGCTGAAGTGTCAGACGAATTAGAACGACGAATGTTAAACAGTATCAAGGCTCACGATCCTACTAAATTCACTAGGGCAATTCATAGATTACGTGAATCAAAATCGCAGGATTAGGGTATGAATTTCATACAAGACTTAATTGAGGCGAGAGTTTTTAGATACACGGATAACTTCGATAATAAGCCCATTAGCGACATTGCTACCACATTATTCTTCTTGTTACTTTTAATAGAGGTAATGCGTAGATTCGACGCAGATTATGCTCAAAGATACTGTAAACAGACGTTTACCATGGGTGATTTCGATGGTATTAGAAGCTATGCTACTGACGTACATAATATCATTGCCGTGTTAAATAACAAACAGTTGCGAAGCAAATTACAAGATGATCGCAATGTTCATTTGCCTGAGTTTGCTATCAAGAGATATTTTCGTGACATGATGTTAGGGCAACGGGATCACAATATAAATCGTGCATTTTTCATACAGTTGGGTAGCGACTTGGGAGTTACTGATAGCAATGCCAAAGCCGCACGAAGAAACATCATTGATTTCTCGTCACTAACCCAACAACAATACTTTGATACCGCTGAACGTATCAATCGCAAACTGAACGACCTGGCAATTAACTGCGATTTACAGTGGTATTACAAATCCAATGTTCGGCTGTTAATTCCACACAATTAGCTGATTTTTTGCTTTCGGTATAAATAATTACATGTACGCGAAAGCGACAAACAATAGGAGATTTAAATCATGGCAATCGGAGTAACCCAAGTAAACGGAGCAACACAACCATTCGGATCATACGGACGTACAGTACAAGTATTGAACTGCGCGGCAACAAACATGTCCCAAGCACAAGTTGAAGTTTTAATCGCATCACTAGCACTAACTAACTCAATTAGCGGTATCGGTGCTGCAGGCGGCGCATTTGTGGCAGGCACAACTGATGTATTGTACGTTGCAGTGGAAGGCCCAACAGTAGCCGACGCTACCATTGGTGCATTCACAGTTACCACATTAACGACATTTACATCCGGACAGGGTGTTTAATAGTTAAGTTACGTAGCATAAGAAAGAGCCTTACATTTTGTAAGGCTTTTTTCTTGACTATAAATAACTTACATGCAAAAATTTCACGGAACATCAATCGGAACCAACGAAACCAGCAATTATCAGAACATGATCTCTTGCCACACTCTGGTGGATATAACAAAGACCGGGGTGATTAGTGTATACCGTAAAGAGATTCCCATGTTCATGGATGATGCAGACCAGCTAGTTAGAGATCAATCAACCTGGGAACGCAGTAGGAATCAACAAAGAAACTTTGAAACTATCATACAAACTATTAGTTTACGAGCACAGCCAATCTACTTGGATGTGCCTAAAAAAGCCACAGTGGATTTGGCTGTTCATAAGTTTGGATCAGAATTTACAGGTGATCAGACTGTCTGGAGTTTCAATTTCACTGTAGAACACACTGCGGTGTTTGACAAGGACAATCAGCCATTGTGGGCATTAAATCAGGATATGAATAACATTCCTTGTATCGCTAACTTGAGGGAAACAGTGGATATGTCGTCTCCCATATTCAAAGTTGGTGCAAATATATACTTTGAAAAATTAATTTAAGCATAAATAATACTTGATATCTATGCAATATTGGATACAACAATCGGCTCCTTTTGGCTCATCTCAGAACCCTGTTTAGCGTAATCTGCCCTTCACCAATAGGAATATTTAACCATGCCGACTGTAACAGAACGAGTAAGTGTATTAGAAACAAAGGTTGAGAATATCGACGACAAATTAGATAATCTTAAATCTGGTGTCAAAGATATGCATGACTGTTTAGATTTAACCAGAGATGGAATTATGAAACAGTTAGACAAGATGCATGAAGACAGTAGTAAGCAACATCAAGAACTGGCAGGAAAAGTAGGAGAATTGGAGAAATTCAAACATAAATGGACATACATGGTGCTGGGTGGGCTAGCAGTTGCAGGTTGGGTATCCGGACACATAAACGTATTGGCTAATATAATAAAATGACCCCTGGAGATTTTGATAAGATATCTACGTTTGCATCACGCGAATTAGATGCATTAAAGCGTAACGGTTCCCAGTTGATATTTCAGCACGGGAACTCCAATTACGTAATTAAAGACTGGACTATTACAGTTGACCCAGATGGGCAAGCAATATGCAAAAAACCATTGCGTGATCCAGTAATTTTCTTTAGTAAAACATGTGCAATTATATATGTATTAAGTGAAATTTCAAATAGATGTATGTGGGCTATATCCATTTCTAGATTAGATGAACAGGTTTGCCGATATACTACTGATGCTGAGATTTTACAGCATAAGATGCGAAAAAACTTGAAAAGTCAGAACTTTGACAGGTTTGGACTACTAAGTAGTAAGTATACCGAGACCAAGTCACGCTTGGATCAAGCGGTTCTCAATGTTAAAAAATATTGCCGGTTAACTAAATATAATAAAGGAATGATGTCATGAAACTATCAGATTTAAAATCGTTTTCCACCGCGGATCTTAACAAGAAACTGGATCAGAAGTACGGTTTCAAAATTAAAACTGCTGGCTTAAGCGAGGGCAAAGCCCGTGATTTATTGGCGAAGGTTCAGGAGAACATCGTTGCCTACAAGAGAAAATTTGGTCATGTACTAAGTGAAAAAAATGGCCAATTCATGCAGTTGTTAGTAATGAAAGAAGGTCTACAACGTTGGCTGGTAGAAAACAACCATGTGATTATCAATGAAGGTGAAATGCAACAAGCTGAAACTATTCTTGCCGCAAAAGACATCGTTGATCGTTTACAAAAAATGGTTGAAGACATCAGCAGTATTGTTAATGAAGACATTCCACCATTGTTAGACAGTATGAGAGACCAATTGGGTAGCGACAAAGCCGCAGCCTATAACGGTAGCGTAAACAATACATTGAGCAGTTTGTTAGACACACTGAAGCAAGCTAGAGAAAGTGTTAACACTGCCACTATGTCATTGTCTGGTGAAGCAGCCGCTCCAATGGCTGCTCCTGGTGCTGAGATGCCTGCTGTTCCTGGTGCCGATCTTGGTGCTGGTGATGCAATGGGTGCAACTGACGCAGCCGCCGGTGGCGAAGCTGAGTTGGGCCGCGAAGTTAGATAATGAGACTGTTTGAGTTTGCTGGACAAGAAGTTGAACCCGAGGGTGTAGCCGACGATTTAGAAGCTACACTACTTGGGGTTATCAGCCAATTACGTGGTCGCAGTCATGACTTTGGCCATATTGGTGACTTCAGCACAGATGCTTTCATCCAGGTTGTACATAAAGCTGGTGTACCATTTAATTACAAAGCATTGGTCAGAATATATGAAAAATCCAAATCATTAAAAAATGTCATTTCTGGCATTAATAGAGATTCAATCAAATTTGCAGACTATGGTGACGAAATAGATGCCGCACCAGACGAAGAAGTACCAGACACTGTCGGTATTGACCCACAAGCAAAAGTATCTCAAATGGCGAACAGGGCATTGAATAACCGTTCGTAATCTGTTATAATAGTTGTTTAGTGAGAATAAACTTGTTAATACAACGACATAACTACCAACCCATTTCCCGTGAAACAATTGCAGGTAAACGACATTACTGTTTGCCTGATGGAAGCCGAGTGGCCAGCGTTACTACAATCCTGGATGCAACCAAATCGGAAGAATCAAAACAAGCATTAAACAATTGGCGTAAACGTGTGGGTCCACAAAAGGCACAAGAGATTAGTACTGAAGCAGCCGGACGTGGTACTCGTATGCACAAGTGGTTGGAGGATTATGTTAAAACCGATGTACTGGGAGAACCTGGCTCCAATCCCTACAGCCAGCAAAGTCATAAGATGGCAAAAACCATTATTGCAGAAGGGTTAGCACATGCCGATGAGATCTGGGGTATGGAAGTACCACTGTATTATACCGGACTATATGCTGGCACTAGCGATTGTATTGGTCGTTGGAAGCAGAACCCAGCAATTATGGACTTTAAACAAACTAATAAACTAAAAAAACGTGAATGGATTGGTGATTACTTTATTCAGTTAGTGGCTTATGCTCTGGCACACAACAACATGCACGATACCGACATCAAGACTGGTGTTATTTTAATGTGCAGTGCAGACAACGTATATCAGGAATTCGTTATAGAAGGGGCAGAATTTGACATGTGGGAACAACAATGGTTAGATCGAGTAGAGAGGTATTACCGCATAAATACCTGATAAATATCACGCAGGTATAAAGGACAACGTTATGGCCATTGTAAGTATTTCACAAATCAAACATCGCAGGGGTAAACTAGAAGATTTACCCCAATTAGCTTCCGGGGAACTGGGGTGGGCCACTGACTCACGCAGATTATTCATTGGTAATGGACTTACCAATGCTGAAGAAAATGCTCCAGAAATAGGCAACACTGAGGTATTGACAGAATACAGCAATCTACTGGACCAGTTGGAAACATATACCTACAAAGGTGCGGCTGCCGGATACAATGTGTTCACTGGTCGCAATCAAGCTACTATTGTACGAACAATGCAAGAGAAGTTTGATGACATCGTAAATGTCAAAGACTTTGGTGCAGTTGGCGATGGCTCAACTGACGACACTGCGGCTATTAATCGTGCATTGAATGAATTATTTTGCCGAGAGTTAAACGTAGAAATTAGACGTGCATTATATTTTCCGGCTGGAACATATTTAATTGGAACAGCCGCTTATCATGCGCTATTTCCATTGGAAACTCTATACATTAAAATCCCAACTTATGCAACTATGATTGGGGATGGTATGGATTGTACATTTATTAAACAAAGCACCACCGCTTCAACCTATACAGCTATACTAAGCGACAACAGACAACAAACGGGCACAGCACAGGGCCTGGGTGGTGGTATACCTTCCAAATATATCGATATACGTGACATAACATTTCAACAAGAACTTGGTAGTAACCAAGATGTATTCTTAATGGACTATGCAATTGAAACAAGTTTTTCCCGTGTAAAATTTCAAGGACCATTTACCAGTACTGTTGATACCTCATACATAACTTCATCTTCATCAAGCAAGGCTTGTTTGAGAATTAATTCATTGACTGATGGTGCCCCACTCAATGTGAGATTTACTGATTGTGAATTTAACGGGCATACGTATGGAGTGATTGGTATTAAATCACACAATGGTATAAAGTTTGATCATTGTTATTTTAATTATCTTTACACTGGGTGTAAGTTTGGTGAAAGTCCTACCAGCACTGAAACAGCTCGTGTTAACATTACAAACAGTGTATTTGATAAAATATTTAACGAAGGTATCCACGGTTACGGAGCGACCAATGTTGCTGTTACTTCAGCATTTAACACCTACTTGGATGTGGGAACTCAATTGGCAGGCTCATTGGCAGCTACAGCCTTAACATCAGTCATTAAATATGAATCTGGTAATTGTGCCAGCTTTGGCGATTATTTTGCTAGAACAGATGCTTGTGTGACTACGAGTAAACTACCAAGAGTTGATCACACCACAGGTGCAAACTTTTCAGTAATACCAGGCAATGGGTTACAGACCGGATATTATCATATACAAGCAGGTAAGTCAATTACCTTACTTAATAATATATCTTCTGCCACCACAACTGGTATAACTTTTATTCCATATGCAACAAATGGATCGGACCCCACTTCAGTTCTTGGTGCCTGGATTGATTATGCTATTATTAGATCTGGTAGAGGTGTTCGAGCTGGTACATTAATACTTGCTATGGACACCAACGGGGTTCAACTTGTTGATAATGTATTTGCCAACAGCAATGGATCAGCATTTCAAACTGGTATCGATAGCACCAACTCTACTCCTGTGGGTGTAACGTTCACTGCCACGATTGCTAGTGGTGTAGCTACCGTGTACTATACTACCACCAGCACTGGTCAACCTGCTACTATGCGATATCAAATTCGATATTTTTCATAATTAACCAGAATACGAGATATAATTGAGTGAGTCTATTTGGTTTCAAAAACCTGACGTCAGGATGGCAATCTGGCGTGAACTACGGCAACAATTGGATACCCTATCACTGGGCAATGCCTTGAAAGAAACCACCAATCTCTGGAGTTTCGCCCCCTACGTCGACCACTATTTGGATTCCCACGATGTTAGCCAGTGGCCAAGTCCTTGGGAATTATTGACTGAAAATTATTATTGCGACCTTGCAAAAACGCTGGGAATGTTATATACTGTAGCACTAAGCAAACACAACGTTAATCAGTTGGAATTGCGTGTATTATATGATGAACTTAAGAAAGAACAAGTGAATATAGTAGTGGTTAATAATAAACATGTCATAAATTATCACTTCAATGAAGTTGTAAATACGACTGTTATCGGTGCTCACTGTGTCACAAAGCACTGCTATACTCCCACTGATTTAAATATTGAACAATACTACTAATGGAGCCAGTCAATGAGTCAACAACAGATTTTAGTCACTAAAAGAAACGGCAATAAAGAGCCGCTCAACATCGAGAAGTTACACAAGGTTGTATTTTGGGCCACTGAGAATTTAAACAATGTCAGCGCCAGCGAAGTAGAAATTAAAAGCCACATACAATTCTATACTGGTATCAAGACTGGCGTCATTCAAGAAACTCTTATCAAGAGTGCGGCTGATCTAATTAGCGAAGAACATCCTGGATATCAGTATGTGGCTGGGCGGTTGATCAATTATCATCTGCGTAAGGAAATTTACAATAGTATTGAACCGTGGCCACTACTGCAACTGATCAAACGTAATGTAGAGATTGGTTACTATGACAAAGAAATCTTAGAGTTATATACCGAAGATGAAATTAACAAGTTGGACAAATATATTGATCACGAACGTGACATGAAGTTTACCTATGCCGCCATGGAACAATGGCGCGGCAAATATCTGGTTAAGAATCGTGTTACTGGAGAGATGTATGAAACTCCACAAGTGGCTTACATGATGATTGCGGCCACATTGTTTGCTGACTATCCGGCAGAAACTAGATTGACTTGGATTAAAGATTACTATGATGCAGTAAGTCAACATTACATTAGTTTGCCTACTCCCATGATGGCCGGACTGCGTACACCACAACGTCAATTCAGCAGTTGTGTATTAATTGAAACTGATGACAGCCTGGACAGCATCAGTGCTACCAGTGCCAGCATTGTTCGTTATGTAAGTCAGAAAGCAGGTATTGGTATTGGTGCTGGCCGTATTCGTGCCTTGGGTAGTCCAATTCGTCGTGGAGATGCATACCATACTGGCGTTATTCCTTTCTACAAAGTATTCCAAGCAGCCACACGTAGTTGTAGTCAAGGTGGTGTACGTAATGGTGCCGCAACATTGTATTACCCAATTTGGCATTTAGAAGTAGAAGACTTGTTGGTATTGAAAAACAACAAAGGTACTGACGACAATCGTATCCGTCACATGGACTACGGTGTGCAGTTTAACAAACTCATGTATGAACGTTTGTTAACTGGTGGTGACATTACCATGTTTAGTCCACACGATGTTCCTGACATGTATGATGCATTTTTTGCAGATCAAGATAAGTTTAAAGAGTTATACGAACGTGCTGAACGTAATACCAGACTTAAGAAAAAGACCATCAAGGCAGTAGACTTGTTTACTGCATTTATGAATGAACGTAAAGATACTGGACGTATCTACTTAATGAATGTGGATCACGCCAATACTCATGGATCATTCAAACCTGACCTTGCCCCAATCAAGATGAGTAATCTATGCTGTGAGATTACATTACCCACAGTGCCGTTGACTGACATTAACGATGAGAATGGCCGTATCGCATTATGTACATTGTCAGCAATTAATTGGGGATTGATTAAAGACCCACGAGATTTTGAGAAATACTGTGCGTTAGCAGTGCGTGGATTAGATAGTTTGTTGAGCTATCAAAATTATCCTATCAAGGCAGCACAGATAGCGACCCAAGAGTTTAGACCATTGGGTGTGGGTATTGTTAACTTTGCGTATTGGTTGGCCAAGAATGATGTTAGCTATACTGATCCGGCGGCATTAGATCTAGTTAATCAGTATGCTGAAGCCTGGAGTTATTATCTAATCAAAGCAAGTGCAGATCTTGCAGTAGAGAAAGGTGCTTGTACTCGTAGCAAGGACACCAAGTATGGCGATGGAATTTTACCGGTAGATACATACAAGACAGAAGTAGATGAGTTAGTTACTGACAAGCTAACAATGCCGTGGGAAGAATTAAGGAAACAGTTACGTGCCACGGGAATTCGCAATGCCACATTGATGGCGTTAATGCCCAGTGAAACCAGTGCTCAGATTAGCAATAGTACCAACGGTGTAGAACCTCCACGTAGTTATGTAAGTATCAAACAAAGTAAAGATGGATCGTTAAAACAAGTGGTACCTGAGTATCGTAAGTTAAAAAACAAATACGAGCTGTTGTGGGATCAAAAGAGTCCAGAAGGATATTTGAAGATTATGGCTGTGTTGCAAAAATACATTGATCAGAGTATCAGTGTTAATACCAGCTACAATCCCAAGTTCTATGAGGAGGAAAAGATCCCCATGAGTGAAATGTTTAAGCACTTAGTTATGTGCTATAAGTATGGTATCAAGACATTGTATTACTTCAACACATATGATGGTCAAGGTGAGATGGATGTTGGTAGTATAGTAATTGAAACATCAGCACCAGGTATCAAAGAATCAGAAGAAATATGTGACAGTTGCGCCATCTAACCAAAGAGAACTATGACAAATTCGGTATTCCCATTAAACAAGAAAAAATCTCATTTAGAATCATTAGCATTTTTAGATCCTGATGGTGGTGTTGCTATACAACGCTATGAAGAATTAAAATACAAACAGTTTGAGAAGTTAACTGAACGGCAAATTGGATTCTTTTGGCAACCCACTGAGGTAGATGTGTTACGTGATGCCAAGGACTTTAAAGAACTTAACGACCATGAGCAACACATCTTCACTAGTAATCTGAAACGTCAAATTCTATTGGATAGTGTGCAGGGTCGCAGTCCCAACTTGGCTTTTCTGCCTTTGGCGTCTATACCAGAGATTGAAACCTGGATTGAGACTTGGAGTTTTAACGAAACCATTCATAGTAGAAGTTATACACATATTATTCGTAATATCTATTCTGATCCTGGTAAAATATTTGATGAGTTAACCGACATCAAAGAGATTATGGAATGCGCCAAGGACATCAGTAAGTACTATGATGAACTAATTGAATACAGTTTGTGGTATCGGTTATTTGGAGTTGGTACACATACTGTTACTAATAAACGCGGTACTCAAACCAAAGAGATCAAAATGTATGAGCTAAAGCGATTGCTTTGGCTTGCCATTAACAGTGTTAATGTATTAGAGGGTATTCGTTTCTATGTGAGTTTTGCGTGTAGTTGGGCGTTTGCTGAACTTAAAAAGATGGAAGGCAATGCTAAAATTATCAAACTAATCTGCCGTGATGAAAATTTGCATTTGGCCAGTACACAGACATTGCTTAAAATATTACCCAAAGATGATCCGGTATTTGAAAAGATTGCAGAAGAAACCAAAGCTGAATGTGAAGCAATGTTTATTGCGGCCGCAGAACAAGAAAAGGCTTGGGCAAAGTATCTGTTTAAAGATGGTAGCATGATTGGACTTAATGAACAATTGTTATCAGAATATGTAGAATGGGTTGCTCATAGACGTATGACTGCCGCAGGATTGAAAAGCCCGTTCAAAGTTAATAGTGATCCATTGCCCTGGACTGCCAAATGGATCAGCGGTGGGGAAGTTCAAGTGGCTCCTCAGGAAACCGAAATAAGTAGTTATATTATTGGCGGAGTAAAACAAGATATAGATACAAATACGTTTAAAGGAATGTCACTATAATGCTAACAATCTACAGTAAAGCCAATTGCCCATATTGCACCATGGCTAAAACTTATTTAACCAACAAGAACATCAATTTCACAGAAGTCAAGATTGATGAGAATCTGGAAGCTCGTGAATTTATGTTAAGTGAGGGGCACAGATCAGTGCCGCAAATTTATAAAAACGGGCAACTGTTTGTGGCTGGTGGATATCAAGGACTAATTGGTCTTACTGAATCCGTATTACTTTCTAAATTGGAGATATAATGTTATTAATCAAAACTGGATATAAAGTGGGTGATTTGGTCAGCGTAAAGATCGTTACTGCTGAAGAAATTATTGCTAGACTTAAAGAAGAAACCGACACATCATACACATTTGAACGCCCGGTCAGCCTGGTTCCTGGCCCTAAAGGCATGTCAATTGTTCCTTACTTGATGACTGCGGATGTAGCTGAAGCTATGACCCTAGACAAAACCAAAGTAATCACTGTGGCAAAAACCAACAAAGAAATCGAAACCTCTTACATACAGGCCACCACTGGAATTTCCATATAAATACTAATACAGTGAGGTAATAATGTATGCCAGCAGTAGTCAGGAAGGACGATCAAAATAACGCAGGTGGGTTAGCCACATCAATGGTAGTGCCATCTGTTCTTATTAACGACAAACCATGCGCGGTAGTCGGTACGATTATATCTTCACACTCACCCTTTGGCCCACCACACCCACCACATGAGGCTGCGGTTATTACGGTGGGAAATAGCACAGTATTAGTTGAAGGTAAACCAATTGCTTATGTGGGTAGTCCAAATTCATGTGGACATAGTATGGCAACTGGTAGCCCTGACGTAATGGTGGGGTAACGGTATGCCTTGCTCAATTGTTTCCCCATCTTCCACTACTACAACTAGTTTTACCCCAGTAGTGGTACCACTAGTAAGCAGGACCGCACCGTCAGCCGCCAGTCAATCAGATGGGCCAATAGTTGGTGGTCCTCCATATTCTCCGCCTGGTAGTTGTGATATGCCAGCTGATGGATACGCCGGTACAGAAGTATATGCAAAACAAATCAGTAAGAATTTTACACTGGCACGATTCACAACTGGTGCGGTATACCCACACAAAATTGAAACTAGCCGCTTCGCTAGCCCACCAACCACATTCACACCACAACAGATAGCTTGCGATTTATCACATCTAGCAAAAACATTAATGGATCCTATCAGTGATAAAATGAAATCAGATGGATACAATATATCAATCACTAGTGGGTTTCGTGCCAGCACTGCTGGTAACCCCACTAGTGACCATGGTAGAGGATTAGCTTGCGACTTTCAAGCATCTGGATGGACTGAATCTTATCGAGTAACTTTAATCAAATGGATAACGTCAACAATGGGAGCAAGTGTTAGACAGGTAATTTTTGAAAAGTCTGCTCCTGGTGGTGCATTGGGGTGGATACATGTGGCTGTTTGTGCGCCCGGATACCCTGCACTTGGTAGCTTTCAGATTGCTACTTGTGTCAATGGTGACCAGGGAAAATACGCGACTTACACACCTGGTCTGCCAGGATCATCTGGTGTTACTTATACGGTGAGATCATGAGTTATACTCCTGCAAGTATTATAGCTAGTTTGGGATTGATCAAAGGTGATGGATTAAATCTCAATAACATTACTAACTCTACAACAAGTTTTAGTTCTTCTGCTTTGCCGGCAAAATTTAAACTATGTGTTACTGCGGCTGCGGCTGCAGGTACAGCAAACAGTACCGCAGTATTAGCCATTGGTGGAGACTTATTGCCTGGTATGCTGGGCAGTGTGCCAGTAGACGCCGCCGCATCATTATCTAGTTCAGGATTTACTGGAAAAACATTTGCCGAAGCCGCACAAGGACAAGCTGAGAAGATATTTCCCAGTGGCGATATCAGTAGTTTTGTACAAAATATGGGTAAAGCATCCGGTGCGGTTGCGATGTCCAGTGACTTACTCAAAGCCGCACAGACAGTAAGCACAATGGGATTCAATGAGTTTGGTGCTGGCATTACTAAAATTAGCGACCTGGCAACTGGTGGGCTGGGAAAACTAAGCATGGTGGCTGGTGTTGGACTCAAAGAGCTGGGCACACAAATGCAAAAATTAGGATCTTCTGAAAATTTATCAGCCTTGACAGAAGCAAAATCATCTATCTCTACCGGATTAAACACATTAACCACACAAGCCGGTGCGGCATTGGATGGTGTTACATCCATGGGTAGTAAGTTAAGTGGGTTGGCCGGTGGTGCAATGGGTGAAATTAGCAAGGCAGTAAGTGGTGCAACCGGGGCTTTGGGCGGTGCAATGAGTTCAGTTACTGGTGCGATAGGTGGACTAGGCGGCGGTGCTAACATGCTGGGTGCTGCCGGATCGTTAATGACCAATGCTCAAGCGCAACAAGTACAGGGTCTATTGGATTTTAAAAACAATGTAGGAAATGCCATTAATGTATCAGCTAATCTAATAGGCAAAGGTCTGGGAGCAGTTGGTGGGTTAATGCCAAAATTATCAGATGCTGGATTACCTACTATACCAGCAGACCTAAAAGAATTTGCCGGCAATACGTTTGCTGTAGGTAAAGCCAGCAACATATTGAGCACTATTAATGCACCAACAGATATAGCGTCAATTAAATCTGCATTAAATATTGACCCATCAGTGATAATGACCAGTGCTAAAGATTTACTCGATCCCATTGCAATGGTGCCAGAACTAGACAACTTCTTGGATACCAACATCTATGGGCAGATGCCTAAATTGTTAAACAGTATACCAGGTGGAGAGAATATCACTGACCCACAACAGTTGGGCGAACTGTTAGCTCAACTGGAAGATGTGCCAGCAACAGATGCATTAGATGCCGCCCCAAATTTTGTTGAAATTGAAGATTTGACTGATTTAGCGGCTATTTTACCAGAAGCAGATTCACCAGATGGGAATATTACTACTGCAGATTTAATAGGTATAGTCGGCGGTGGACCAATTGCAGTAATTTTAAATGCGGCAAAAACGGCCAATGATAAGTTGGCAAGTACCACGCAAGCACAAACAATTTTAACATTGTTAACAAATCTACAGTCTGATTTGGCTGCCGCTGGTGCCGGTGATTGGACTACTACGGCTATGGGGGTTGTATACTCTGGATATCCAAGTGGAAGATCCATAGCTGATTATAAGACATTGATAGAAACCCAGATGAACTCGATCTTATCCAGTAGCAGTGGAGAAGTGGCAGAGTTAGCAACAACATTGGGGGAAAGTTTTAGCAGAGCAGCCGGAAAATTAACTAAACAAATTTCTGGACTAAGTAAGATGGGGGTTGATTTAACAGAAGTACAAACTGGTAGCCTAATGCCAGTTATTGGTTTTGGTCGTGGTTTAGCCGACATGGCCAAACAACCCGGCAACGAAGATATTTTGGTTGCCATGTGCAGTGATGATGCTGTAGGTCAAGCATTAAAATTGCACATAGTGGAGAAGAAAAATCTAGCAGTTTTGGAGAAATTTGGTATGAGCCCGCCAAATGTTTTTAAATTTTAGTTGATTTTTGCTAAAATATCTGCTATTATAACCAAGATATGTGCTAACATATTGTAGTTTAACACTACGTTTACTATAAGTTCAGTACTTTAAATATCTTGTCAACCGTGAAAGAGGAGAAACAATCATAATGTCTAATAAACTTATGCGAAGCACTACTGCATTATTCTTTACCATGGCCATCATTAGCATGATGTTCAATGTGAAGCTGTTCACTGATTTGGAATCTATAAAAAGTTCCTATCAAAACATCAGTATCAATTCAGTTTTTAAAAATTTAAATTTTGGTACCAAGGTTGATCAAGCTGAACTAAAATGTTTAACCGAAAACATATATTATGAAGCAGGTAGTGAAAGTTATGCGGGTAAAATTGCTGTGGCAAATGTAACTATGAATCGTCTTAATAGTGGTCGGTATCCGAAAACTATTTGCGGTGTAGTATATGAGGGCAGTAATAACCCACGTAATATTGCATGTCAATTTAGTTGGACCTGTGATGGATCTGCTAGCCGTCCAAAAAATCCAGTTACCTGGAGTCAGAGTCAAAGCATCGCCAAGATGATATTATCTAATGATAAAAAAGTTGCAGACATTACTGATGGAGCAGAATTTTTTCATGCCAATTATGTCAAACCAGACTGGAGTCGTATATATACTCGTGTAGCCACAATTGATAATCATTTGTTTTATCGCAGATAATATCTAGATTGCTTAAATACGAATACTGTGTGTGCAAACATACAGTATAAATTCACTAAGGAGCGTAATGTGACTACCAAGAAACAAGTTCAAGAGCAAGAGGTTGAAAGTGAATTAGAAGATGATTTTGATGAGGATGAAAATATTACTGGTGATGATTATGTTTTTATATTGCGAAGTGATGGCAGTATAAAAGGAATAATTACACCAGATGATGATCCATTTGATGCTCCTAAATCTGTTAAGAAAATCTGTAAGATATTGGGATTAGAAAATCCCAATATGATTGGTATGGATGTGGGTCTGTTACACTAACACATGTTGAAGGTATTACTGTTGGGGGATAGTTTTAGTGATCCAACTTGGGCAAAGAATGATTATAGTTCTTGGCCTGAGTTGTTATCCCATAACTACACAGTCACAAATCTATCAAGACCAGGGACTAGTACTTGGTGGAGTTTTCAACAATATCAAAAATTACATAATGATTTTGACTATATAATTTTTACCGTTACCTTACCTGATCGATATTATGCCGAGCCTGTAGATAAACATCTAAATGGTCATAGTGTCAACTATCACAGGAATGTTATATTGGAAGAAATGTATTACGAAGTCTTCCATTCACCAGCACTGAGCAATTATTTACAATCTAATATAATAAACGATCTTACTGCGGCAAGTAATGTATTACTAGTACCTGCATTTTACGAAAGTATTCCTGCCTATACAGGGTTGAGTTTATGCTACCTAGCTGACTTGGAATCAGATTTTTACAAGGTACCCAAGCCAATTATCAACGACAGAAAACGGAAATGCCATTTGGGTAGAGAAAATAATATTATGGTATACAACAAAATTGTATCAGCCATTGCCACTGGCACCCATATTTTAAGCCTAAACTTCACAGATTACATAACCCCCACTGATCCCCCAGAGTTTTACTGGACGTAAGTTGTTAATTTCATTGAAGAAATATTCAATAAATACAGTATAACGAAAAGGATAACAAAATGGAACCGATATACATTACTGATATTGACATAAGTGATTTGCCATTACTTAATGACAATTATGATTTGCCGGCGCCATATTCTAAATTTAAATTTGAAACCCCAAAGCCTAATTTTTTGAGAAGAACTACTGGTATATTCAAAGAAAAATGGAATTTTGACAATGTACATGACATTATGCCTTGGAAAGATATATGTGCTAGAGTAACAAATAGTAGCAAGCCATACTATGACTTAATTGGTGATGATAGTACAACATACTCCATTTTAAGCAGTTGGCTTAGTGCCTATCTCAATCCTGGAGAATCTGTAATGTGGCACAAGCATCACAATACAGATTACCCTTTTGATGCTACTGCATTATTATTCTTAACTAGCCACCCAACACCACTTTTAGTATCTAGGTTGCCTGGTAATAGTTATATGAAAACTCAAAAGATTGTTGTTACAGATACAATTGACACTGTAGCCGGTAGATTAGTTATTTTTGGCGGTGATGTTTTTCATATGGTACCACCTATTGATCAACCAGGTAGGTGGACTTTGGCTATACAATTTAAAAAATCTTCACAGATTACATAACTCCCACCGATCTTCCAGAGTTTTACTGGACGTAAGTTGTTGATTTCATTGAAGAAATTTATTTGCCTGTTTTGGTTGACTTCTTGATCAAAAAGCGTATAATAGCTACATACAGTTAGATAACGGAGCAAAGCAAATGTCGTATAAAACAGTTGATGCAATTTTCATATACTGTTATGCAATGGAAGGGTTCATCCGTATCGGACGTGATGGTTCAATTAAATTCATGTAAGGAGAGGTTATGTCAGAAATTACCACAATAGGTATTCCGCAGTATGATCGTGAGCGTCATGGTTCGCTATATGACCGCGGTAGTGCAGATGCATATTACAGCCGTAACGCCACTCCACATTGGTATCCTGATGGATCTTACAACGGCGACGTAGTAGCGGACTTGGATCAAGACGAAATTGCTGAATACATGCGTGGATACCACGAATGCACGGATCGCAAAGATTGGGGTGAATAATAGTAGTTGACACCGTGGTCAGAAGGCTGTATAATAGACACATACACTAAAGAAACGGAGAAGTAAATGAACCTCGAAGCTTACAATAAATTGGTTGCTGAAGAAGCTGAAATGGCTAAAAAACTTTCCGAAATGGAAAGTCAGTTTTACTCAGCTCAAAAGGCAGTTGAACGAGCCCGCAAAGAGATTCGCAATCAGGTCCAATCCACGTTCAAGAAAGACAAGGCCACCGCAGTTATGGAATTCAATGGTCGCGTTTTGAAACTGCGTATCAATAAGTTCTCGGTTGTGGTCACTGAAAACAACAAAGAAATTGGACGTTTCCGCAATGGGTATTCGGCAGAGTTTGCTTTTGCTACTGGTCAAATTTAATTAAAGGAGATCACAACATGATGTTCACCCTGGAAATTTACAAGAAAGATGCTCGTAAGAAGGCCGGCGAGCGACTTGTTGGGAAATATGATTATGATCGCAAAGATAGTGCCGCTATGGAACGTGAGATCAAAGCCCTTTATCCCACTTATAAAAAAGCCGACGGTTACCGTTTTGAAATCCATGAAACGTATGTGACTAAAACAAACCTGATGGGTGGCCGAGAGTTTACTGAGCGTTATGATACGCCTTACTATTGCAGTCCGTCCTCAGAAACTTATTGGAGCTCGTAAAATGAACGAACAAATTCTTAAACTTTACAAGCAGGCACAAGAGTTTGCTTATAAAAATATTAGCAAAGAATCCTGGAACACCGATAACTTCCATGCAGTTGTTTCAGGAAAGTTCGCCGAGTTGATTGTGCGGGAATGTAATCGTTATGCGTGTAGTGCATGGGAACATGGTCCGTTGTTAGGCAGAGATTTACTCATACATTTTGGAGTTGAAGAATGATGTGGGCATTAATAATTATTACTGCGTCCGGATTACAGTCCGCGGGTAACTATTCTAACAAGGAATTGTGCGATCAAGCAGCCAAAGAGTGGCAAAAGCAAGCGGTTAAAGCAGCCTGTAGTCAAGTAGAATCTCCAGAAGTTGCTATGCAAAAAATGGTATCAATGATGAAATCAATGATAAAGTCTATGGATGAACGAAAAGAGTAAACAACATTTCGGAGATAAAAATGACTTTTAAGCAAATAATTACTGACGATACGTTACGTGTTCCAATCAAAGCCTGGACGGATCATATCGAAGACAGTGCCCGGACTCAGGCGATGAACCTGGCTAAAATGCCGTTCATACACAAGAACGGTGTGGCACTGATGCCGGACGTTCATGCTGGAATTGGCTCTACTGTGGGAAGTGTGATTGCGACTGAACATGCAGTAATTCCTGCGGCTGTAGGAGTAGATATCGGCTGTGGTATGAACGCGGTTCGCACCAGCTTGCGGGCAGAAGATTTGCCGGATTCATTGCGTGACATTCGTTTACAAATTGAACGCGATGTGCCGTTGGGTGCGGGTGGAAAGCATTCTGGATTTGCTTGTATGCCTGATGGATTACCTTATCCGCCTGAGCAAGTAATAGATGTGTTGTATAAAGGTGATCGTACAAAGGCGTGGGACAAGTATGGCACTCAACTGGGAACTCTGGGATCAGGCAATCACTTTATCGAACTGTGTTTGGATGAATCAGGTGATGTGTGGATTATGTTGCACTCAGGAAGTCGCGGTATTGGTAACATGATTGGTCGTTACTTTATCCAACGTGCTAAGACTCTGATGGAACAATACTTCATCACGTTACCGGATCGTGATTTGGCTTACTTGCCTGATGGAACTAAAGACTTTGAGGATTACATTAATGCAATTGGCTGGGCACAAGCATACGCCAAAGAAAACCGCGCACAGATGATGACCAAGGTTATTGCGGCTCTTCAGCGGCATGTTGCCAAAGAGTTTGTGATTACGCAAGAAGCGATCAACTGTCATCATAACTATCTGGAGATTGAAAACCACTTTGGCACCAACATGTATATTACTCGCAAGGGTGCGATACGTGCCCGCAAAGGAGATTTGGGAATCATTCCTGGTAGCATGGGAGCCAAATCGTTTATCGTTGAAGGCTTGGGCAGTGCGGAATCCTATTGCTCTTGCAGTCACGGTGCTGGGCGTAAGATGTCACGCACTGAAGCAAAAAAGACCTTTACTGTGGCAGACTTACAAGCGCAGACGCTGGGTGTAGAGTGCAACAAGACTTCAGCAGTGCTGGATGAGATTCCCGGTGCGTACAAGGACATTGATGAGGTCATGGCGAATCAACAAGATTTGGTTATGATCCGTCATACCCTGAAGCAAGTTATGTGTGTGAAAGGAGCATAAAAGAACGTTCCAGGTAATCACTGGATAATGTGGTCCGCATGATGAGAAACGGTGTGATAGCCGTGGGACTGTACCCTTAACAAGGGCGTTGGCAATACGATAATCCT